TAGGAATTGCGGGAATGCGCAGTGTAGATAAGGCGTTTAAAACAGACACAAAGGGGAAACAAAATGGCGTTTAAATTATCACAGAGAAGTTTAGGACGATTAGATGGAGTAAAAGCAGAAATGCACTCAGTTGTTACGCATGCCATCACAGTGAGCAACGTCGACTTTGGAGTGATCTGTGGTCTCCGTACCGAGGCAGAACAGGCTGACCTCGTAGCCCGTGGGGCATCACAGACGATGAAAAGTAAACACTTAACAGGAGATGCCGTTGATTTAATGGCGTATGTTTCTGGACGGGCGAGCTGGGAGTTGAACCTGTATGATGATATAGCCGATGCAATGAAAGAAGCAGCTGTGCGAGAAGGTGTTAAAATTAGGTGGGGCGCGGCATGGCAAATAGATGACTTTCGTGACTGGGAAGGCACAGCAGAAGAAGCTATGAATGCTTATATAGACCTACGTCGTTCTCAAGGTCGTCGCCCGTTCATAGATGGACCACATTTTGAGCTGATGTAATGCCTCTAAAGAAGATAATATTTAAACCTGGAGTCAATAGAGAACGCACTCGATATACCAACGAGGGTGGATGGTTTGACTGTGATAAAATACGGTTCAGGCAGGGTAGTCCTGAGAAGATAGGTGGGTGGACACGTATATCTGATAACACGTTTGACGGAAAGGCTCGTTCTATACGTGCATGGACAACGCTTGGTAACATACCGCTTGTAGGTATAGGTACACATAAAAAGTTTTATATAGAAGAAGGGGGCAGATACTACGATATTACCCCTGTACGTAAAACCACAACAGCTAGTGCCAGTACAATTAATCTTGCCAGAACTGACGGGTCGACAACTATAACAGTAACCGATACTGGACATGGGGCAGAGATAGGAGATTTTGTAACCTTTGCGGGGTTTACTACGTTAGGAGGTGGGATAACAGCAGCCGTACTTAATAAAGAACATGAAATAACGGGTGTTACGTCAGCAAATGTATACACGTTTACTGCTACAGCTACCTCTACAGGCGCGGCTAACACTGATTACACTGGTTCAGGTCAAACAGCACAATATCAAGAAAACATAGGAAAAGAAGGGCAAGCCGCACTAACAGGTTGGGGTGGAGGTGCTTGGAACGAAGCAGGTACGTCATGGGGTAGTAGTGGGTCAACTACATTTGGTATTCGTTTGTGGCATCAACAAAACTTTGGTGAAGACTTAGTATTAGGGTTTGATGGAGGTAAACTATACACATGGGACGCTACAAATGGTAAATCTACCAGAGGAGTGCTTGTGTCTGGTTTGGCAGGTGCATCGGGAGTTCCCACTTCTCATAACAACTTAGTGGTATCTGATGTGAGTCGTTTTGTTTTCTGTCTAGGAGCTAACCCTTTTGGAGCAGCTGATTTAGATCCTTTGCTAATTAGATGGTCGGATCAAGAAAGTTTAGTGGATTGGACACCTTCAGCAACCAATCAAGCAGGTAGTTTACGTTTATCGCAAGGCTCAAAGATCATTACAGGCGCAAACTCACGACAATCCGTGTTAGTTTGGACAGATGCCGCACTATATAGCTTACAGTACGTAGGTGCGCCTATAGTATGGGGAGCTAATTTAGTTGGTGAAAACATATCTATAGCCTCTAAAAACGCTGTGGCGTATGCAAATGGTATAGCTTACTGGATGGGTACAGATAAGTTTTATAAATACGATGGTAGAACAGAAACACTTAACTGTGATCTACGTCGTTACGTGTTTAACGATTTTAACGAAGACCAATACGAACAAGTATTTGCAGGTACAAATGAGTCGTTTAATGAGATATGGTGGTTCTATTGTGCAACAGGGTCAGACGTGCCGAATAGGTATATAATATACAATTATGCTGAGAACGTGTGGTATTTTGGCAACTTAACACGCACTGCATGGGTGGATTCAGGGGCAAGAGACCACCCACTTGCGGCTACCACGTCAGGTAAGTTGGTAGAACATGAACAGGGGTTAGATGATAACGAAACAACCACACCTGCAGCGATAACTGCGTTTATAACATCTGCGGATTTTGATCTTGATGATGGGGATAGGTTGTTTTTAGTAAATAGAATTATGCCTGATGTAACGTTTGATGGTTCTACCGCAGTTAGCCCTTCTGTTACACTTACACTAGACCCGTTAACAGACTCTGGGTCAGGCATTAAGTCCACCCCGTCAGAAGGTGGAAACAGTAGTGGCACAGTAACACGTTCTGCTACGTCGCCTGTAGAAGCGTTTACCAGTCAACTTGACGTACGTGTTAGAGGGCGACAGCTTAACTTAAAGATACAATCCAGTGCTGTAGGGGTGCAATGGCAACTTGGCTCTCCTAGATTGGATATGCGACCTGATGGGAGACGTTGATGAGTGTAGATCTAACAGATTATGACGTGCTTTTTCGCGCTCCTGCGTTACCCCTACCAAGGGCAGAATATAGTCGAGAAGAAGCTATGAAGCTAAACGATGCGTTACGCCTGTATTTTAACCAAATAGACGAGCAGTTTAGAAAGAATACGTTGAAAGAACAATCAGATGCACAGGGGTGGTTTATTAGCTAATGGCAAATAACTATAAAAACTCTAAAGTAGACCTTACAAGCACCAGTATAACCACGTTGTATACATGCCCTGCAAGCACCACAGCTATCATGAAATCTATCTTGGTATCCGATGACTCAGGCAGTGGGGATACAATAACATTGACCATAACAAGTGGGTCAGACGTATTTAGTATATATAAAGTAAAAGCTGTAGGTGCAAATGGTACAGTAGAGCTACTAACAGCCCCTCTCGTTGTACAAGCATCAGAGATACTAAAGGTAACAGCAGCAACAGCAAACAGACTACACGTGATAGCAAGTTATCTGGAGATTACATAGTGGAGCTAAAAGACAGCAAGAAAGAGAAACTAAGCTATAACCAAGTGTTATTTGGTGCTGTGACAAATCTTAAGAGTTCAGGTCAAATACCAGAAGGTGTTACTATGCGACAGGTAGCGGCTACAGTGCTTGATGAGATAGGAAATAAAAACGTGCAAACTGTGCAGATAGGAAACAGCATATTTGTAGGGACATTCACTCCCGAAAAGAATAATATGTACGTGCGAATATATAATATGGATGTAGGGCGTAACCTTATAGATAATATGTACAACTATGGAGCTTTTTTACAAAAAAAGGGTGTGGCTTTTGTCAGTGCATATATAGAGGACGAACGGCTATTACCAGGGTTACGTGTTTTACAAAGACGTTTTGAAGAAAAAGGCACGGGATTAGATGTTGTGGAGTTAGAAAAAGGTGACGGGTTCGGTATGTTTGTAAAATTTGGTAAACAACCTCTCATGAAAGCTGCGTAATGGGTAACATAATAAAAGAAGTTTCTGATTTTGTAGGAGATGTGGTTAGACCCGTGGCTGATACCGCAGCTGACATACTGCGTCCCGTTGGTGAAGCCATACTACGTAGTGATGAGGTTAAAACTGTTGTAAATGTAGCAGCGGTGGCAACAGGTAACTCGTGGGCTGTGCCTATAATTAACGGTGCGGATGCTATAGACGAGGGAGCTGACCCCGAAGACGTACTAAAAACTATTGTGGTGTCTACTGTAGCTGCAGGTGCAGCAGATGTCGTGGGGGATGTAGTTGCTGAAAGTATAGCAGATCAAGTGGGTTCTACTGTAGCTAACTTTGTGGCTGATACAGGTGTGAACGTAGTAACTAACGGTGGTGACATAGGAGCTGCTATCTTAGACAGTGGTTTAGCTAGCACAGGGGCTGTGTCTAAGACTGTGGGTAAAATAGTAGATACTGTAGGCATAGATACCAGTACCGAGCTTGGCAAATCTTTAAATGACGCTCTAGAAGCAGGAGTGACAGCAGAGATAAAAGGTGAAGATGGAGTGCAAGCTGCGTCCATAGCGGCTCTATCTGATACTGTTATAGATCCCATACTAGAAAAAGGAGATAATCTAACACCTGAAGCTCTTGATGACGTGTCAACACTTGTGTCTACAGCGATAGCAGCAGGTGCAAAAGGGGACAATGTATACGATGCCATAAATAGTCAGTTGGACGGCATAGCCACCGCTGATCTAAGAGACTTAGTTAAAACAAAAATAGAAGACTTTATTGACCCTGTAGAAGAGCTACCAACAGATACAGGAGAGTTGTTAACTGAAGCAGTGCTACCTGATGCAGAGACGCTAGAAAAATTTAAAGACAAGCCTGTGCAGGGTGATCCGTTAACAGAAGCACAGGGGGAGTTTGAGAAGATAGACGCACCTCCTGCAAAAATACCGTATGCAGGTCCCACTGATCCTACAGACTTGTTTCCACAAACAAAAACACCTTTTAGAGGTCCCACTGATCCTACAGACCTGTTTCCACAAACAAAAACAGCCGAAGAAGAGTTGACCGCTGCAGGTATACCTTTTGAACCCGACAAGTTGTCAACAGCATCCCTATCTGAGAAAGAAATATTGAGTGATCCTAAGACTTTCACAGGACCTGTAGGTGCAGGGATTGGACCTGAAACAACTGACGAGGACTTTCAAAGCCAACTATCAAGTATATTGGGAGAAAAAGGACCTACTCTAGGCGACATCATATCTCAGGCGCAAACAAATTTAGCGGATACAAGTTATAACGTAGGTAAAGGTGCTTTAGAAGCATTTGCTTTAACTGTTGAAGGTGGGGCGAATAGCGCAGACTTTCTTGTTAATAGGTTTAGAGCCGCTGTTGATAAGGACCCCTCTAGATTTTTTAGGGACGCAACAGGTAAAATTGTATCAGATTTAAATGCGGGTAGTGATTTTTTTAAAGGTAAGATTAGCACGGCTAATTATATAAGACAGCTTGACGCATTACCTGCTGAAGGATTAACTTTTGGTGAAGCTCTGCCTGGAGGGACACAAGCCAAGGACAGGTTTGTAGGCACGTATAATGGGGTTTACTACCCTGATGGCAGACCCTATGGAACAGATAAATTTGCTACCTTTTTAAACGCTGCAGAGGAGTTTGGTGATGTTGCTACTGATATAGCTGTACTCGCTTTAACAGGACCTCTTATAGGCAGCGGAATAGTGGCAACCGCAGGGTATTTAGAAGGACAAGGAGACTCTGCAAAAAGAATACGTGAAGAGCTAGAAAAAGCTATAGAAAGTGGTGTATTAGACGATAACATAGGGTGGCAAACAACTTTAGCAGATGCTGGAGGAGACGTAGAGAAAGCCATAACAAAAGTTGAAGATCAGTTATATGGCTATACGGCAATGGCTGGTAGTTTTGAGTTGGTTGGGGATCTTGTTACCGCAAAAGCTGCTGTAGGTACTTTAGGTATAAAAACCATAGGTGATTTGTATACCAAGTTGACTCCCAGACAACGAAAAGCTCTAGGTATACCTGTTAACATAACTGTTGCGACTGGAGTGGGTGGGCTTACCGAAGCCTCACAAACCGCGATAACTGAAAAAGCTCTAGAAAATTATGGTATTAGCACAAAGACAGAAACAGGAGGAGCGTTTCTACTAGGCGCAGCAGGGCAGGGTGGAGCTGTAGCCGTATCTAACTCTGTAAAAGGTATACAGGACGAGCTAAAGAAAAGATACGAGGCTGGCACATTAAGTCTACAAGAACGAAACTATGTAGAAAACAAAATCATAGACCCTGGTGGAGAGTTTTCAGGCACACCCACAGAAATACTAGGAACAGATACTAAAAGCGAAGCAGATATAGCTACAGAAGCCCTGCGAGAAATGGGACTTGATGATGATCTCATACAGCAGGTGCTAGATGAAGCAGGTATAGATACAAAATCTGAATCTGTAACAGATATGATTAACGAGATTAGTAAGACAGGTGGCACTACACCTAACTCTATACAGAAGATAGCTGACGAAACAGGGCAATCTATAGAGGATATAAGCAATGCTGCCACGTTTATGGTGAGGTCCAAAGAAACAACGGATTCTATAGCCAAGATAAAAGAAGAAGTGGAGAATACAGGTGAGTTGTCTTTAGACACGGCAAAAGATATAGAAAGCACAAGTCCTCTTACCATGTCAGACATAAACAAAGTGTCCACAAGCACCTTGTCCGCAAGAGATAGAGACATTCTTATAAGAACTATAAACGGAGAGTATGCGTCAGGTAATGAGCAAGAGATGGCTTCTATTGCACACGTTATACGTAACAGAACATTTGACTCTCGTTTTCCTAATACTGTAGCTGACGTTTCCTTAGACGGTACTGACACTGATTACGCACAATTCTCTACGTGGAACGCTCCAGAAAAAGGGGGCAACACTCTTACAAATATTGACCCAAATAGTGACCAATACAAAAAAATTGGTAAAATTGTAGATAAAGTATTCTCAGGAGAGATAGCTGATAACACGGGAGGAGCTGTTAACTACTGGAATCCTGATACTGCCAACCCTTCTTGGGGAGACGCTGTACTAGCTGAACATGCAGATGGGGGCAAAAAAGTAGGTAATCACATATTCGGAGGTTCGGTTAATACTGACGTAGGGGACGTAAATAGTGTAGTTGCTACAATATTAGGCAAGGACCCCAGCGCTGTTACCGAACAAGATATAGACACCGTAACAGACACAGCTGCGTTAGTTGACACAGCTATAGACCAGGACTCAGGACGGACTATTGGTCAAACCGCGAGTGATCTAACTACAACTACAGACACAGCCACGGACACAGCTACAGACACAGCAATAGACACAGCTATAAATACAGCCACAGACATATCACCTGTGTTAAATACAGACCCACAGGAGCCTCCAGAAGACGAATTACTACAAACTTTATATGGAAGGCAGGTAAAGGTAGACCCTCCAGAATTAGCAGATATAGGGTATCAGTACGACTTTAGCAGTATTTTTGCCAACCCTGTACAAGAAAATATGTTTACTGACCCCTATAAAGAGTATAATAATACAACAGGAGACTTATTTAATTACGAAGGTAGTATAGATGATCTTAGCACAGGCACACCTTACGCGGATTACTCTCAAGCAACGGATAAACTGTTGAACATTCTTAGGAGAAGAACGTAATGGCTGAATCAGGTAAAAAGTGGTACGATTCTCTTAATTTAAAGAACTTGTACCAAACCGATGGCGAGCTTGATTTTAATAAGATAGCAGGGTTAGCAGGGCTAGGAGGTAGTGCGTTAGGACTTTTTGGTTCTTCACAACCAACTGTGGGGTATCAGGGGTCTATACCTCAATATACTGCTATGAGAAGCAGAGTTCCTAATACGTTTGATCCAGATAGGCGACCTGGGAGTGGAGGGCAAAGATTTTTTTCTGATGTACAATACGTGCCTCAAGGCGACACGGGAGCTTCACAAGCAGCGCAAACT